CGTGAAACCATTGCCCATACTTGAGAACATCTGGTTACGGTGTTCCTCACCATCAATGATGGTGACTGGACTTCTCACGTCGTCCAGCAGCGTGTACCAACACTCGGGAAGCATCATCTGGACTAAGCCGGATGATACGGAATCACTAGCACTCGACAAGTCGAGCGTAGCAAGCAGGTCCGTTATCGAACCCTCTCGAGCCAACGATCTATTTATACTTTGATCGTTGAGGTTTATGTTGACCACGCAGCGTAGGTTCTCACGTATGTGATTGCCTATGCCTTTTTGAAGGAACATATTGATATCAGGCTCTTTACAAGCCACCCTATCAATGTCCGTTTTCTTGGGGACGGTGAACATCACGTTGCCGGGCACCACGACTAATTCGTCGTAGGGCCCTCCCGAAAGCCACCCTGGCACTTCCTCTTTTAGGAGGTCGAACCAGGGCATAGCGGCCTCGGTGACGTGTGCTTTTCCGAGGTACTTCCAAGCCGGATGGCTGGTCGTACGGTTACGACTCGTCGACGCCCCTCCGCTAAACGCGCCAACAAGCGCGCTAACTGGAGGCGTCTCCCCAATAATACCAATGATGGTATCGCGACAACGTGAGACAAAGCTACCGAACGGCACCCGAGGTAAAATATTGTATTCCTCGGGGGTAAATAAAAGCCGGTCATTGGTAGCCTCATTCTCGCGCTCCGTTAGAAGCCACTTGAAGATGGCTCTTTGACGCCTTACGGCGGCAGGGTCCGTTTCCGAAGATACGAACTTACTGTCAATCTCGCTCAGCAAATGTTTGACCCGAATTGTCGGATCTTGCATCTGTAGCTGTTTGAGCTTGTCTAGGAGAATCGGGAACAAATCGCCCGGAAGACGCTTGTTCGCGCAAGGCGAGGATTTGCGTCGTTGGTGTGCCATATGGTGCTCCAATTATGGCGCCACGCATGTTATCACGCGTGGCGAGGTAAGCAAGAAAACTTGCTTGTAAGACCGGGTAGCCATTTCTAAGCTAATCCCAAACGGTCAGGAGGTATATCAACCGAAGTTAATACACCGCTGCCAGGTTGCCGACGACGTCCTGCGTGAATGACTGGCCGAAAAGGCTGGCCATGTACGCAAGCACATCTTTGCGCTCCTGGGTACCAGAAGTCTGGTCGAACGAAAACGTCACGTCGCAATAAGCGGCGCGGACGGCAGTCGGACGACTGATTCCACTGATAACCTGGTCTTGCACCGTTGGCACCGCAAGCTTCATGGTCACCTTCTGGCGACCATTCTGCGTGCGTGTCAGGGCGATCGACACCTTCTTGTCCCCAATGGGGACACCGGTGCTCTCGATCAAGGTCGCGACCCCATTCGTGATATCACGAGGAGCGAACGTATGGTTCGCGGGAGTCGCAGCGCCGTCCTTGAGGACGAGCGAAGTCAACTGAGGCATATATTATGCGTCTTTCTCTTAAACCTCGGAGGTTTATATAACCGAGGGAAGTGGAAGATTACGGGACACAATTGTCACCGTAACAGTTGGCGAATTAGCGCGGCGGCACTAAATCCGCGAGAAGCCTTCCTTCCGCCGAAAGGATTCGGGTCCCCGTAAAATTCTGGGGGATTCCAACCATGCACTACCCGTGTGTGGTAAAATGCTTCTTGATTGAAAACACCCCCCTCAATGGTTAACTCACGATCACCGTTACGCTGCGCATCATTTTGCGTTTTGTACCGATGGGTCGTGTGGTGCCAGTGAGAGGTGTAGCCCGAAATGTCCTCAAGTCCAGCAATGGACGAGTAAGCCTCCAAGACGTCACCAACTGGAACGAACCAGTCAACGACGAAACTATAGGGGATTACTTCCCAAGCCACCGACACCGGATTAATGGCACCGAGGGCATTGAGCTCTCCTAGGGCTGGGCGTTTCACACTAGCACGGTAATGGGTGGTATAACCACCGTAACCGAAATACTCGTGTTCTCCACCTACCCCGTCAGAGACAACTTTTGAGTAGTCGAACTTTTCGGTACCTCGGGCGTTTATAACCCGATTAACCTCCCAGTCGTCTTTCAAAAGTTCCTGGTAGCCGTAAATGCTGTCTACTAAGGGTTTCCACCCATATTTATATTGTAGCCAGCCGTCTGCCAGGGTCTTACCAGATAGAATGTCTACCGGATTTAGCCCTAAACGGTTTAAAGCGTTTTGAGGCCTCCCACGCTTTATGAGCATTAACGCATCATAAAGTTTAAGGGATGACTGGTAGAGCATCTGAAAGGTCTGTCGGGATTCCAACAGATCGACAAGCGCTTGTTGCTTGTCCCCACCGAGTTTGTTGAGAGCTTTCACGTTTGCTGCCTTTCGGGCATTCGACGCTAGGTCCTCAACATTCAAATATCCTACCTCAGGGTGTTTCCCTTTGGACAGATACGTTGAATAACCAGTCCGACGATAAATGCTAGCACCATCATAAATAGTGTTAACACGCGTCTCCGGATGGTCCTCGGAAATCCGAAATATACTTCTACTGTAAGGGTACGGACTATGTCCATCGCCCTTAACTGTATCAGCTTTGTAGCTAGTAGCCACGAGCTGATTGTATGGATACACTTCGGGTGTGCCGTTACCAAAGTAAACGTCTTCCCTGGTTTCGTACTCACTGTACGACCCCGGTTGGTTGCTTACTGAGCGTACCGACATACTACAGGCTTTCTCCTTGAGGAGCCTAGTCCGGCTAAGCCGAACTAGACGTGAAGACGTGCGAATCACTTGGGGGTGCCCCGGTCATTGACCATATGGGACACCCTTACATGAGACACGCGTTGCCACGTGTTGCAGGGGTCGTAAAACACACTTGCAACACACGTCTAGACCCGACCCCGC